TTATAAACGTGCTGAAGCTATAAGCGATTTGATATTAGAAGATATAAACTCGGATACAACAATAACCTTATCAAATGGTTTTGGTGCATCAAGTTTAAGTGTTGAAAGCATTAGGAATTTGGATGGTTTAAATCCTTTAGATAACGTTTTTAGAGTATTAATAACATATAATATAACCATAACTCAAAATTAAAATTAAATAAAATGGCAGAAACAAAAGTAAGCGGTAGAGATTATATCCTCTTAGCTGACATTAACAATGATGGAACATTCAAGCCAGTTGCTTGTTTGACTTCTAACTCTTTGACATCAACTTTAGGAACAATTGATGCAACTTCTAAGTGTGGCGACCAGTACACTCCAAATCAATCATTTAACCAATCTTTTGAATGTGAAGGTTTTGCGATTGATGAAACAGGTACTCCTTCTAAAGATAGCTACCAACAATTGTATACGGCTCACGCTGCTCAAACTTTATTCGCAATTAAGATGGGTAAAGCTACTCCAGCAGCAGGTGATGTTTATTATGGTGGTGCTGGTCAATTAGTATTTATTAGCAACTTTAATGTTAATGCTGCTGATAAAGATGATGTGAAGTTTACTGCAACATTTGTAGTAAGTGTTCCACCAATTACTCAAACAGAGCAATCATAATAAATAAAAAAAACTATGTTCCAATTAAAAACTAACAACAACACAATCCACCTAAAGTGGGGTACTTGGTCAATGCGTGAGTTTACTAAACAAAACAATATCGGTATTGATGAATACTTCAAAGTTCTTGCAACGGCTCAAACAAGTTTAGACATTATAGTTCAGCTTGTTTACATTGGTTACAAATCTGCTTGTGTAAGCAAGAAAGATGAAGTTATATATACCATTGATGATGCTTGCGAATGGATTGATGAAGTGGGTTCTATTTTCAGCGAAGAAGGTCAAATTATTGACTATTTAAAATATATCGTTGAAAGTACAGTCCACACCATTACAGGTGCAAAAAAGGAAGAAGAAAAAAAAAAGCCTAACAAAGCTAAGCTGGGATGATATCTTAGTTAAAGCTGCGGAGTGCGGAATAAGACCAAATGAATTTTGGGATATGACTTGGAAGGACTTTTCCATTATCGTTTTAGGTAAGGAAAGAAACGAGTTAAACGAATGGGCAAGGACAAGAAACCTTGCCTATATTGTATATTTAAGTTCTACTACCGAGAAAACACCAAAATCAATGAAATCTTTTTGGAGCATACCAGAGTTAGATAATGCTGATATTGATGAAGAAAGAGTGATGATAACACAAGAACAATTGGCAAGGACACTTAAATTGTACGGAGTAAATTAATAAAGATGGCAGAAATTATAGATTTAAATATTAATATTGGTGCTAATACTGCGGACTTTGAAGGTTCTTTACAAAAAGCACAAAATCTATTAAGACAATTTGAAGCTGCATTAAAAAAAGCAACTAATGTTGGAGAAATTAATTATTTAAATAATTCAATTAAAACTCTTAATGGTACAATTGCTAATATAAACCAACAAATGAATAAAGTTGGTAGACCAACTGCCGATGCAACAACTGCTTTATCAAACTTGTCAAGAGTTGCACAGGATGCTCCATATGGATTTATTGGTATTGCAAATAACTTAAATCCTTTATTAGAATCATTTCAGCAATTACAAAAGAAAAGTGGTAGTGCAACAGAAGCATTAAAATCAATGGCTGCTGGATTAGTAGGACCAGCTGGTATTGGTCTTGCTTTAGGTGTTGTATCTTCTTTAGCGGTTACTTTTAGTGATGAAATTGCTGCGTTCTTTAAAGGTCCAACTGAAAAGCTAAAAGAATTTAGAGCAGAATTAGCAAAGATTTCACAAGATTTATACAAAGTAGTTGGAGAAGCACAAGCAAATAGAACAATAGGTTTAAATTTAGTTAGTGTAATTGCTGGTGGAACTCCTGCCCAGCAAGAAGAAGCATTAAAGAAATTAAAGATATTATATAAGGATAGCAAAGATATTCAAGCATTAAAAATTGGTGCTGACACTACATATATGACTCATTTGGTCAATATGGCATCTAAGCAAGAAGAATATAATGCTAAAGAAAAAAATAATGCACAAGCATTATCCTTAATATACGAGAATCAAAAGAAAACAATAGCCGAAAGAGATAAGGCATTAAAAGCAGTTAAAGGCGATATTATTACTGGTGGTGGACCTGGCGGTGGTGCTTCTGTTATAACTGCGGAGCAACAAATAGCGAATATTAATAAAAGGTATAATCCAATTTTAAAGGAATTAGAAAAACAAATTATATCTGCTAAAAGTAAAAATTTAGAATTAGCTAATGCTTTATCAGTATTTGAAACACCAGACCCAAAAAATAATAAAAAAGATTCACCTGTTGTAGCATATACAAAGGATGAATTAAGAAAAATGGATGAATATGTTGCTAAATTAAAAGCAAGAAGAAAAGAGGCTGAATTTGTGCTTAAAAATGAATCATTTAAATTATTTGAATTACCATCTGAAAGGATAAAAAAAGAAGATACAAGAAAAAACTATTTTGAAAAAAGAGCTAAAGACTTATTAGAAGAATCTAATCAAAGTGGATTTGGTGCTTTTGTGCAAAATAAAATCAAACAAGATAAAGCTGAAATAGATTCAGATGAGGCTCGTAAAAAAAGGTTAGAAGATTTAAATAAAAAATATAGTGATATTGCACAAAATATTTCACAAAATGTAACTGGTGCATTATTTGGAATGTTTGATGCTATGCAACAAGGATTAAGTGCTGGTGAGGCATTAGGTCAAATGTTTAGTAGATTGGCAAGAAGTATTGCTGAATCTTTAGTTCAAGCTGCTTTATTTGCTGGTATTTTATCTTTAATAAGTGGTGGTGCTTCAAATGTTGCAGGAGGTGGTGTTTCATTTTTTGGTGCATTTAAAAGTATTTTAGGATTAGCAAATGGCGGAATTGCAACTGGTCCAACATTAGCAATGATTGGTGAGGGAAGCGAAAGCGAAGCGGTTTTACCTTTAAGTAAACTTGGTAACATAATGCAATCTTCATTTAACGCTGGTTCAATGAATAGCACAAGTGTAGGACAAAATGGTCAATTTGTATTAAGAGGAAATGATTTGATATTAGCAATTAATCGTTCTAACTCGGCTTTAAACTTAAGGAGAGGTGTTTAATTATGGCATATAATTTAAAATACAGAGTAACAAGCGCAACGCAAAATAATACTATTTCAGTAGTTGAAATGTATATTGATGAAGCAGTTGCAAGTGTAATTGATTATGATGGGGTTAGTATTCAGTTACAATATATTCCAAGGTCGGATGATATTTACGAGCCAATTTATGCAAGTCAATTATCTATTGCTATTGATGTAACAGATGACCAAAACAATTTACCAAACTTTGTTACTTTAAACGATAGAAAGTATTTAGTAAAATTAAAGATTGACGGAGTTGTAAAATGGACAGGATGGGCTTTAAGTGATAATGTTCAATACTCGTTTACAACAGGTAGAAAGGAATTAAGTTTTGATGCAATTGATGGTTTAGGTATATTAGATTATTTCCCTTATCCTTTCGTAGAAACTGGTATTGTAGCAAAATTTACTCCAGTTAAAATATTAGATTTTTTTACTACTTGTTTAAATCAAATAGGTTATCCAAGTGGGTTAAATATATATACAGTTTGTTCTTATTATTCTCAATATATGAATAATAGGAACGTAAATACTTATGACGAACCTTTTAATCAAGGATATTTAAGACCTAACTATTTTCTAAATAGTGATGGCAGTTATGAAAGTTGTTTACAAGTATTATCTAAAATATGTAAGTCTTTTGGTTGTAGAATATATCAAGCAAACAACAAATGGAATATAGTAGCAATAAATGAAATTGCTTCTAATGATTATTTTTATACAGAATATTTAGCAAATGGTACTTATTCAAGTACAGGTATTGCTTCGGTAATTAATATAGTTGAATCATACAATGGTAATACAAGTGGATTATACTTTGTAGATAATTCACAAGTAAAGATATTTAAGAAAGGGTACAACAATTTTGTGCAAAACTACAATTTAGAATATTCGCCTAATTATATTGGTAACAATAATCTAAAAACACAAGTCGCTGGAGTTCCTGTATTATGGACAACAGGAGCAGCTGGTGTAGGTGGAAGCGTTAGTTTAATTGTTAAAGATTTTGAAAGTAGTGATAGATTTCAAATGAACACAGGAGTAACAAGCGGTGGTATTTTTGGATATGCTGCTATTTTTGCAACTGTTTCAACGGCTTTACAAGGAGATACAATAAGTTATTCTAACTCTTTTTATAATCAAGAAATAGCAAAGAAAAGAGGAAAACTTAAATTACAAGTAACTGCAATAGGTAGTGGTGCTCCTTCTTATTATTTTAACGTAGATAAGTTGTGGCAAGATGCAACTACTGCTCCTTTTGATAATCATTATTTGATAGAAGAAGTTGATGAAAACAATATTAATAACTTTTCTATAACAACACCTCCTTTACCTATAAGCGGAACACTTTCTTTATCAATAGAAATATTTGATAATGCAAGTTGTTCTACTTCAATAACAGTTGGTGATTTTGCTTTAACCTATAATTCTCCAATATCAAATATAAAGACCACATCTATTTTAAATGCCGATAATCAATATACACTTGAAATGGATTTGCCATTTGGTTATCCTATTTATAGTGGAGATGGAATTAATAGACAACTATTTAATCCAGCTTTGGGTAATATTTTAGTATTAAATAATACTGTTTTTGTGTCTGCAACAGGTTGGTATAAATTTGGGGTAAGTGGTACTTTTCAAGGATTATCACAATTGATAATGAAAGAATATATAAATGCTTATAGAAGGAATCTTATAAATATTGATTCTACCATATTTGGTTTAGAAAATGCTGAAGGTACATTTAACGCTGGTTCGGTAATTCAATTTACGGATACTGACCCAAGTCAAATAAACGTATCTGAAAAGTATTATATGACTGGCAATATGTCTATAAACATAGTTTCTGGTGAAATACAATCAACAGTTTTGGATATTTCTAATGTTGAAATAGAGAGCAATATTTTAACTATTTATACATTAGATGGGATAAATTATAATTAAAGGTTAAATTTGTAATATGGCAGCAGTAATAGGAAATAACGTAATGCTTTATTGGCATAGAACAGATGTTGACCCAGAGGTTGATGTCGCTTTTGCGTGTAGTACAAATTGTACGTTTAATGTAAGCGTAGACCAAAAAGAGGTAACAAGCCAATCAAGTGCTTGGTTTAGAGAATATAAAAATGATGTGGCTACTTGGAATGTAACTTGTGATGGGTTGATTACTTTGACTGGATTTTCATATTTGTTTATGTTAGAAAAGCAGTTGGCAAGAGAACCAATAGAGATTAAGTTTGTAGTGGATAATGGAGTTGATGGTTTGACAATTATTAACGGAACTTGTAATATATCAAGTTTAGCAATAAACGCACCACAAAAGGATGTGGCTACTTACAATATTAGCTTACAAGGTACAGGTGCATACAATACAACAGGAACGGAGGTTGACCCAAGCGGTGTGATTATAGTAGGTTCAAATCCTGTTAAGACAAAAGGTTACACGGCAAGTGGTGGCGAAACATCAATTACTTTTGCTGATACAATCGGTTATGCTTGTTTGTACGTTTCAAGAGGTGGTGTGGATGCGCAAAACATTTTAACAACAGGAACTCCAACAGGTGATGATGTTAAGTTTATAAGTTCAACTGGGGTTCTTACTTTTGGTAGACCTTTAGAAGCTGGGGAGTATATTCGTGGATTATTTCAATAAAATATTATGAGTCAATTACAAGTTACAGGCGAAGCAAAGATTAGGGATATACAAGGTCCAGTAGTGGCTAATAGTGGGGTAATAACCGCTTTAGATGGTGCTGCTTCACAATATGTGAGAGGTGATGGTACGTTAGCTGACTTTCCAACATCAACAGGTGGAGGTAGTTCAGTTTCTTATTATCTAAATTCAAGTGTAAGTCAAGGTACAATAGGAGGGGTTGCTTATAGACAATTAGGCAAAACACCAATTGCTGGTGCTGGAACTGATATTGCTATTTCGGCTAATGGATATGTAGCGAGTTACTTAACCGATGCTAATGACCCTGCTTTATTAGAAGTACCTGCTGGTAACTTTAATTGTGAGTTCTATTTTAGTGTAAATAATAACACAGGAGACCCTTTTACTTATGCAGAGGTTTACAAATATGATGGCACAACTTTTACCTTATTAGGCACAAGCGTTGGAGTTCCAGAGTACATTACTGAAGGAACTGTAATTAAACCTTACTACTTTGCTATACCAGTTGCTCAAAGCGTATTGACTGTAACAGATAGAATAGCGATTAGAATATATGTAAACGTAGATGGTAGAACAGTTACTTTACATACCGAGAATGGTCATTTGTGTCAAGTAGTTACTACTTTATCTAAGGGGATGGTTTCTTTAAATAACTTAACCGACCAATCACAATTTTTAACCACAGGAACAAGCGGAACTAACTTTGCTAT